TACACTATGTTCTATTTAATGAGCATAAGACTTGTGCTTTACTTGCTAACAAAGGTGATGCGGCTCGTGAGATTCTAGATCGAATCAAGATTGCATATGAAGCACTGCCCAAGTGGTTACAGCAAGGAGTCATTGAATGGAACAAGGGTTCTGTTGAATTTGAGAATGGATGTAAGATTATTGCTGGCTCAACTTCATCGAGTGCTATTCGTGGTAAATCTATTTCGTTCTTGTATATTGATGAGACTGCTTTCGTAGAGAACTGGGATGAGTTCTTTGCTTCAGTGTTTCCAACGATATCTTCTGGTAAAACTACAAAGATGTTGTACACATCTACACCAAACGGTTTGAATCACTTTTATAAGACTTGCCAAGGTGCAAAAGAAGACACTAATGGCTTCGAATATGTTGAGGTTCCCTGGCAAAAAGTACCTGGTCGAGACAAAGCGTGGCATAAAGAAACACTTGCCGCAATGGAAGGCGATACGCAGAAGTTCTCACAAGAATTTGAGTGTGGATTTCTGGGATCATCGGGCACACTGATTGAAGGATCGAAGCTAAAGACTTTAGTAACAAAGACTCCTATACACGAAACATCACTCATGAAAGTATACGAGAAACCCGAAAGGGGACACATTTACTGTTGTGTTGTTGATGTTTCAAGAGGTAAAGGATTAGATTACTCGGCATTTCACATTATTGATGTGACAACTATGCCGTATAAACAAGTTTGTGTATATAAAGACAATACAATTACGCCCATTGACTATGCTCAAGTGATACACAGAAGCACAAAGAGTTACAATGACGCATATGTTTTAGTGGAAGTAAATGATATAGGTGAACAAGTAGCAGAAGTGCTACACTATGAATATGAATGTGAAACTCTGATGTTTACTGAGTCTGCGGGTCGATCTGGTAAAAGAATATCGACAGGATTCTCAAAAAACTCAGATAAAGGAATAAGAACGACAAAATCAGTTAAGACGATAGGCTGTAATATGCTGAAGATGCTCATTGAGCAAGACCAACTGATTGTAAACGATTTTCAAACAGTTAATGAACTTTCTACATTCTCTCGTAGAGGTAATAGTTATCAGGCTGAATCTGGAAAACACGATGATCTAGCAATGGGTCTAGTACTCTTTGCCTGGATGTCAGATCAGGGCTTTTTCAAAGAAATTACAGATATAAATACTGTAGATAAACTGCGTCAAAGAAACGAAGAAGAACTAATGGAAAGTTTATTACCCATTGGATTTAATAGTTACGAATCTGACGAGCCTAGACAAGTGGTTGTTGCGCCAGACGGAGATGATTCCTGGTTGCACTAGATTACTATTATTATAAATATAGAGAATATAGAAGTTTATAACTTACAAAATAAACAAGGAGAAATCAACAATGGCTTTTCAAACAAGTCCAGGCATTAATGTCAGCGAAGTCGACCTTACGAATGCAGTTCCAGCGGTTGGTACAACCGAAGGCGCAATCGCAGGCGTATTTCGATGGGGGCCAGTAGGAGAAAGAATACTTATCTCTTCTGAGCAACAACTAGTGGATCGATTTGGTGCACCAGTTAAAACTTATAGCGGTGCGACCTATGGAACTACATGGTCTAATGTAGAAACATTCTACACCGCGGCAAACTTCTTAGGATATAGCGATGCATTATATGTAACTCGTGTAGACACTGCAGGTCTTGCAGAAGCTTCAGAATCAGACGAACAATTCAAAGCTAAGTATAAAGGTCTTCTAGGAAACTCTATTGAAGTATCATATTGTTCAGCAGACCTAGTTGACAACACAGGTGGTAGTGGTCATACTGGTGTTAAATTTAATGCTACCAGACCAAGTGGTGGTAATTTTGCTATGGGTAAAATCGCTATCACAGATTCACTAGAGGGCAGAAAGCAAGCCAGCATTACTGAGATCAGTAGCGTATCTAGAGACCTTTTGACCAAAGGCACTAAGATTATTCTTAAAGATAGTTCTAGCAATGTGTTACAAGAAATGATTTTATCAGCTAATGCTCCTGCTACAGTAGGCGGTACTGTTGCTACAGATGGTACAGTTAAAGATTTCGAATCTGATGCCGCACCCACCGGTGCAGGCGACAGTGGTGTAGTAATCGATAGTGATCAATCTGATGCGGCTGAAAAAATTCATGCTAACATAATCAATCTTCCAGATCATGGGTTTACTAAGGGTCAAGCAGTTCAGTATAGTGCTGAAACAGCCGGTGTAATTGGCGGTCTAGTAGACGGCAGAACATATTTTGTAATTCCTGTAACAGCTTCAGCTGGTGGCGATTTCAGTACTGGTGGTTCTATTACTGGAACTACAACATCTGCTCTTAAATTAGCGGCAACACTTGCGGATGCTGAGGCTCACACAGACGCATCGCCTAAGAATATTCTACTTACGGCTAGAGCAGGAACAACTACCACAGATTCTAAGTTAAAACCATTTACTGACCTGAGTATAACGGTTAACTTCACTGAAAGATTTAAAGGTATCGTAGGTAATATTCAAGATAATAATTATGATGTGCAGTGGGGAGATGCTGATTTATTCGATAATGCTCCTGTTGCAGGATCTATACACTTAGTTGTTAAGGATGCAGACGGAAAACTAACAGGCACAGCAGGAGCAGTCCTAGAGATTTATGAAGGACTCTCAGAAGATCCTTCGGCTGTTAAGCCTGATGGCTCTTCTAACTATGCTAAAACTGTTCTAGAGCAAAAGTCTAATTGGGTTAAAATTGCTGATGCTGATATTGGTAGTACAGGATTCACGCTAGTCAGATCAAGCAAAATAATGACTGGTGGTGCTGACGGTCACGATGAAGTTGCGGCTACCATTGGCGAATTAGCATTGGGTTATGATCTTTATACAGATCCTGCTGATGTAGATATTTCTTTTGTACTTCAAGGTAAAGCGAAAACTCATGCATTAGCTAACTATATCGTAGATAATGTTGCTGATGTTCGCAGAGACTGTGTAGCATTCATCTCTCCTGAATTAGCTGATGTGACTGTAGCTAATATCGTAGATTTCGCTAGTAATCTAACATCAAGTTCTTATTCTGTTGTCGATAGTGGTTATAAATATCAGTATGACAAGTATAACGACACATACGCTTATATCCCTTTGAATGGAGACATTGCTGGTCTTTGTGCTAGAACAGACGATCTAAGAGATCCATGGTTCTCGCCTGCTGGCTATCAGAGAGGTAATGTTAAGAATGTTGTTAAATTGCAAGTTAATCCTAGTAAAGCAGAAAGAGATTTGCTATACAAGAAAGGTATTAACCCAGTAATTACTCAACCAGGTCAAGGTACTGTACTGTTTGGAGATAAGACATTTACAGGAGTTACTAGTGCATTCGATAGAATTAATGTTCGTAGATTGTTTATTGTTCTTGAAAAGACTATTGGTAGAGCGGCTAAATCAACACTATTCGAGTTTAACGATGAGTTCACTAGAGCGCAATTTGTAAACTTGGTTGAACCGTTCTTGAGAGATGTACAGGGTAGACGAGGCATCTATGACTTTAAAGTAGTTTGTGACGAATCAAACAACGGTCAAAGTGTTATCGACGGTAACCAATTTGTTGGCGATATTTATATCAAGCCAGCTCGTTCTATCAACTTCATCCAGTTGAACTTTGTAGCTGTTAGATCAGGCGTAGAGTTCAATGAGATCGTTGGTCAGGCTTAATAAATATATTAAATAACAAGGAGATATAAACAATGGCTTTCAACATCAATGAAATTAAAAGCCAACTGACCTTCGGGGGTGCCAAGGCATCACTATTCCAAGTAGCGATTACTAATCCTATCAATGGAGTTGCTGATTTAAAGACACCGTTTATGGTACAGGCGGCACAGATCCCAGAAGCAACAATGGGCGTAATTGAGATTCCATACTTTGGTCGTAAGGTCAAAGTAGCGGGAGACAGAACATTCGCTGAGTGGACTGTAACTATCATTAACGATGAAGACTTTCTTATCCGTAACGCTATGGAAGAATGGATGGCTTCAATCAATTCCCACGAAGGAAATGTTACGCAATTAGGCACAGCAAGTGCCTCAGAATATAAGGCTCAAGCGCAGATCACACAGTATTCAAAAACTGGTGGAGCACTGAGAACTTATAACTTTAACGGATTGTTCCCGACTACTATCGGTGCAATCACTACAGACTGGGGTACAACTGATGACATCGAACGATTTGATGTTACTTTCCAGTATGACTGGTGGAATGTTTCTGGTGGTATCACCGGAGACGGCGGTACAAACGAGTAAAATTGATAACGATAATTTAAGGGGAGAGAATAAACTCTCCCTGAGAGTTAGAGGATAAAATATGGCTGAATTATTTGGTTTCGAAATCAAACGCAAAGGCGAAAAGGAAGAAAGGAACATACCATCTTTCATCTCGCCAGAGGCTGACGATGGCTCTATTGATATTGCGGCAACAGGTACTGCCGCTAGTAGCTATCTAGACCTAGCAGGTAGTGCAAGATCAGAAGCAGAACTTGTACAGAAATATAGAGGAATGTTACAGCAACCAGAAGTATCACAAGCAGTTGATGACATTGTTAACGAAGCGATTAGCATTTCGTCAGATCAAAAAGTTGTTGAGTGTATTACAGATGATGTGGATTTAGCTGACAGCATCAGAAAAAAAATTAGAGAAGAGTTTGACACTGTATTGAAGTTGTTAGACTTTTCTTCTACTGGTTACGATACTTTCCAAAAGTGGTATGTTGATGGAAGAATCAACTACCATGTTATGATTGATGTTAAGCAACCTCGAAAAGGTATTCAAGAGTTGCGCTATATCGATCCGAGAAAAATTCGTAAAGTTAGAGAGTTTGAGAAAGAGCAATCTGGATCAGTTCAAGCTGGAAACAATAAGTTTTTAAGTAAGAGGGTAAAAAACGAGTACTATGTTTACAGTGAAAAAGGATTTTTAGCACAAAGTGGTAGTATGCAGGGCGTAGGAAACAACTCTGACCTGCAAGGCTTAAAGATTGCTAAAGACTCAATTGTAAATGCTAACTCGGGCTTACTTAATGAGAATAATTCATTAATCATCTCTAACTTACATAAGGCAATCAAGCCTTTGAATCAGTTAAGAATGATGGAAGATGCTGTAGTTATCTATAGAATATCTAGAGCGCCTGAAAGAAGAATTTTTTATATTGATGTGGGTAATCTGCCTAAGATGAAAGCAGAGCAGTATCTACGAGATATGATGACTAAGCATAAGAATCGCTTAGTATATGATGCGAGTACTGGTGATGTTAAAGATGATCGTAGACATATGAGTATGACTGACGATTTTTGGTTGCCAAGAAGAGAAGGCGGAAAAGGTACAGAGATCACTACATTGCCTGGTGGACAAAACTTAGGCGAACTAGATGATGTACTATATTTCCAAAAGAGATTGTTTAAGTCTCTTAATGTGCCTATCTCTCGCATGGAAACAGATACTGGGTTCTCTTTAGGTAGAGCGACAGAGATATCTAGAGACGAGATTAAGTTTAGTAAGTTTATCAGCAGATTGAGATCACGATTCTCTACACTGTTTGATAAAATTCTTGAGAAGCAGTTAGTACTCAAGGGAATCATAAGACCTGAAGAGTGGGCAGAGATTCAAGCCTCTCTTAGATATGATTTCATGCAAGACAACTACTTTGAAGAGTTGAAAGAAAGTGAAGTCTTGAGAGAAAGATTGAATCTTCTCCGAGACATTGACGACTATGTTGGTAAGTACTACTCAGCAGAATGGGTAAGAAAGAATGTTCTCATGATGAACGAAGATGAAATCGAGCAGATGAGAGATGAGATCGAACAAGATAACGAAGATGCGAGTGATGCAGAAGACGATATCGAAGATGGCGATTTTTAATATAGTTAAGTATAAATAGTTTAATAAGCAAGGAGATAGATATGAGTGTTAGTGATTTGATTAAAAATGCAGTCGATAAAGATGCAGGTACTTTTGAAAACACATTTAATAGTGTTATGGCAGATAAAATGACAGCGGCTATCGGACAAAAATACGATTCGATGTATGGCGCTCCTGCAGAAGCTGGTGAGCCGGTTGAAGTAGAAGTT